GCGGCGCGGTCTGGATCGTACTCCATGGGGAGCATGATGTGATCGTAACCCAAACCTTCTTCTAGGATCACGCCAGATACATCCTCTTCGTGGAGGCGTTGCATGATGGTGATGATGGCCGACTTGTCGGGGTTGTTTAGGCGGGTTGGGATAGCGGTCTTGAACGTGTCAATGGTTGATTGGCGTTGGGCTTCGGAGTTGGCGCTGTCAACCGAATGAGGGTCATCGATGATCACGCGATCGCCACGGGCGCCGGTCATACCATCAATGGCAAGGGCTTGGCGAAACCCAGTTGAGGTGTTTTCAAATTTTGTCTTTTGGTTCTGATCGCCTGTCAACTTTACGTGCGGCCACATGGTTTGATACCAATCAGAGGCGATAAGCCGGCGCATCTTGGTCGAATCACGGATGGCGTTGTTGAGGGAGTGCGAGGCGCAGACGTAGCGCAAGTGCGGCATATTCCGCGGGCCCCATTCCCAAGCAGGCCAGAATACGTTGACCAGTAGGGATTTCATTGTGCCTGGCGGGACGTTGATCAGGAGGCGGTTGTAGTAACGCTCATCGTCAATCATCATCTCATCGGTAATAGCCGTCAAGTGGTTCGCGATCAGATCAACATGCCAATTGTGCAGGTAAGGCTGCCCAGGCTCTACAACGTGCCATGCTTGGCGAATGAACTCCGGCAGGGATCGGAAGCACTTTTCCCGTCTGGTCTTTAGCAGCGCCTCTCGAGCGTCAATGTTCTCACCCTTGTGTTTGATGAAGACGGGAGCGTTCATTAAGCCTCTACGGCCGCCGCAAGGGCCAATTCAAGGGCGTCAAGCGCCTCATCGTCTAATTGTTCCACATTGATGGTTTTTGCCTCGATCTGCACTGGTCCGCCGTCTTTGCCAGTCAACGCCATCTCTTTTCGCTCGGAATAGTCGTCCCTGAAGCGTGAAGCCACGTTTTTTAGCCAAAGTTGAGCGTTAAACTCACGAGAGGAAAGGTTTTTGCGCCCCGCTTCTTCCCACCAAACCTGCGATAATTCCCGCGCATACGCGAGAGCCGCCCGAAATTCTTCGTGTTCTTCCTTCCAACGATCCAAACTTGCACGCACAGTTCCGCAAGCAACTGCCATTTCAGTGTAAGAACCACCTTCGCGGCCTTTTTCAATGACCACATTGCAGTATTCTGGTTTATAATTTGAAGGACGCCCAACCTTTGCCATAAAACTCTCCAATAACATCACGAATATAAGCCGAAACGCAGCAAAATGCTATAGCGCCAATGGATATTATAAGTATCGCTAAACCTAACATTTAAAACTTTCCTCTAACCCGTTGATTTGCCTTCTATAAAGAATAATAAAATATATAAATATATATATATATATATAGATAATACTACTTTCTCTCTCTTATTACCCTCAAAACAGTGTCAGGCTACTCTTATATCTTATACTATCTTTACCTCTATATCTCTGTCTCTCAGGCAATAAGTAACTATGTATAAGTTAAAGCATTTTTATTGTGTTTTATCAATAACTTAATATGTATTTTTTGCCCAAATATCCATTCCAACTGAAATATCCATAACCTTCCGGTGTCATCAAATCGCAACTATGGTATGGTCAAAGAGCCTGTTCCCCAACCGAAGGAGAATGACCAGAATGACTAACTTGACTACTGCAACCGTGATTTCATTTGAGTGGGGCGTGCCCATGACCCCTATAACCGACGACGATAGGAGCGATGATATGACTTGGAACTACCGTGTGGTGTTTATCCCAAAGTCTAGTGATTCGATTTTCGATGACGACCAGTTCGTGATCCGTGAAGTGTACTACGACGAGAACGACGAGATCGAGTTTTGGTCAGAAGAAGATTCGACTGCGTTCGGCGAAACGTTTGAACAGTTAGCTGACGACTTTGATCTAATGCAGGAAGCCTTTGAAAAGCCAATTCTCATGCTCACGCAGGACGAAGACGGCGAAGACAAGCTCGTTGAACTTGATGACGAGGAAGAAGGCGAAGAGGCTGAAGAGGCTTAATGTAAATCGGCTATAACTGGTGTGTGTTCTGGTTAAGCCTAGCGGCAGATTGTCCGTCACTGTTAGACACACTGCTACCACGCTGTACGGGGGTGTGGTTTAAGACAATGCTCAATAGGGTTACCCTATTGGTATAGCCCGTACCCTACAAGACGTACTGCCCTCGGAACACTGGACGGCCGTTAATCAGTTCACATAGTTCCGGGGGCATCATTATACCCTCTTCATCAAATGTAAGAATGGCAAAGCCCTGTTGAGCCCTGGACGGGGCACCTTCTGTATATTGGAATTGTGGGCCATGTGGATCGGCAAGGGTGCCGGTCTCTACGCCCCAACGGGATCCTCGACGGTCTCGGACAGCAGTGACTTGAAGTTGGTGCGTGTGGCCCGTAACCATGCTAATTCCCGCGTGCTGGGAAGAGTTATAGGCAGAATGGATCCCTGATCGGAAACGATGACGTATTTCTGTCCCGTTGATTTCAAATCCCCACGCAAATTCCCAGTCTCGGAAATGTTCGGCGAGGGACATGATGTATCCATCCAGCTCGGAAGCGTTAGATGCGATGTAGTTGTCGATTCGAATATCATGGTTTCCCATGGTCCACAGACGGTGACGGGCTTTTGGGAGTAGTTTGAGCCAAGCTTTGGCGGTTTCGATTTCTTTTTCAATTTTTGGTGCTCGTGACCCACGGGTCGGTGTGTGCCTTGAGATCCTAGCGCCATCAATAACGTCTCCGTTGAGGATGATTCCATCTACTCTAAGCATTTTACATACTTTAACGAAGGCTTTATAAATTAAAGGAGGATCGCCATCCCATATGTGGATATCTGATCCTACAGCCCACACCGTTGACGGCGCTTCTTTAGGGATCATGCGGGGATACATCCATTGGCCAAGGGTTGGGACGTCTGGCAATCCTTTTGGATACTCTTGAAAAGCGCGTTCAAGGCGGCAATCAAATGTTTTTCGTGGTATGTTTGCAGCGCGTGACGCGGCGGTTACGCTTTTCCCACAGGCCTCATAGATACGTAAGGTTTCAATCATAATCTCTTTTGATAATGCACGTTTTGTCATTGTGTTCTCCTTATGCCGTTGGTCTATACCATTGGTATCATGTCGATTTAATTGCAATACGGTTACCGATCCACGCCATGACTGGCACGGCCATACTGTTTCCTAAAGCCTTGTATCGTGGGCCATCAGCCGCTCCTGGTATTGCAGTGTAGTCATCTGGGAAACCCTGTAAACGCTCACATTCCCGTGGAGTCAGGCGGCGGACGGCCATTTGTTGGATAGCCATGTAACCCGCCGCTGCATGAACTACCGCCATCTGACCACCACCATTAGCATGTGAGCCCGAATGCGGCATCGCCCTCAAGGTCGGCGATAGATTCGTTGTCGCGTCATTCCCATAGTCTTTTGAACTGAAGGCGATGGGCTGCGCCACATAAGTCGTGCTTTCATGTTTATCGGCTTTAGACGCACCAGAACGTAGGCAATGCCCAAGATCGGGATTTTCACCAACACCAAATGGAACTGGTTGCGCCACAAGATCAGTGGCATCCTTATAATCCCTTGCGCTTATGGTTGAGGCTATATTGGCTTCCCCATATTCATCACTACGTTGGCGATCAAAAACTTGAACCACTGGGGTTTCAGTGTCTAAATCAAATCCGGCAGTACCCATGCGGGACTGTAAAGTCATGCTTACACATTCTTCGTGGTTATTGCGACTGATTCCAAAGCGTGCTGCAATTGTGGCGGAAGGCTCTTGCCCCTTTTGTCGGCTCGGCGGAGTATCCCGGCGCAGGCCTTGGCGCTCAAAAAGAACTTCTGCGGGATCGAATCCGTCTCGAGCACTTGCGACAACGAACACACGACGGCGTCGTTGGGCCACTCCGAAATATTGGGCATCAAGAACCCGCCACGCTGCTGATCTTTTGGGGCCAACAACCATACCCGCGTTTGTCCATTTTCCCCCTGTCGGGATGAGAGGGGTATCGTTTCCGACAATGGCACCAAGGAAGCATCCGAAGGCGTTGTCTTTGACGGAGAGAACTCCGGGGACGTTTTCCCAGACGATGATGGTTCCGTTTCCAGTACGTCGAAGATCGTCAATTGCATCTGCAAGTCTCACAAATTCTAGGGTTAAGTTACCACGGTCGTCATCTAGGCTATTGCGTAGTCCGGCCACAGAGAACGCTTGGCATGGGGTTCCACCCACAAGGATATCGGCGTCTTTAATCCATTCCTGTTCGCGTAGGAGGGTAAAGTCACCGTGCAATGGCGTGTTGGGGTAGTGGTGTTCTAATACTTTGCGCGGGAACTTCTCTATTTCACTGAATGCCAGTGGTTCCCATCCAAGGGTATGCCAAGCGACAGTGGCGGCTTCTATTCCAGAACAGACCGATAAATATCTCATATCATTCTCATGGTAAAAAAAAGACTCCCCGAAGGGAGCCTAAGTCATGGGAGG